AAAGCAGAAATAGCAGAAATAGAAAAGCAAAAGGCAACAGGCGAATTAATACCGAAAGAAGAAGTAAAACGCACCTGGTTAGAGTTAGTACACAAAATAAAACAAAAATTGCTTTCAATACCAAATAAGGTTGCTCCAGTTATTGTTACAGTTAAAAATATTAACGAAATTAAATTAATACTTCAAGATAAACTATATGAGGCACTTTATGAGATCACAAGCGATGACAGAAGTGTGGCAAAAAACAATGAGTCTAATAAAACCACCGCCACACCTAAAAATAAGTCAGTGGGCAGATAAATTTAGACACTTATCTACTGAAAGCAGTAGTGAAGCTGGTAAATTTGAAACTAGTCGAGCCATATTTCAAAAAGAAATAATGAATAGTATCAATGATCCATCTATTGATGAAGTTGTTGTTATGTCGTGTTCTCAAATAGGTAAGACTGAAATATTACTTAATGCTATTGGCTATTATATTCATTATGCTCCAGCACCTATATTAATTGTCCACCCAACATTAGAAATGGCTCGTGCTTGGAGTCAAGATAGATTAGCACCAATGATAAGAGATACTGAAATTTTAAAATATAAAGTTGCTGATGTTAAAAGTAAAGATTCAGGCAATACAGTATTGCATAAGATATTTGATGGTGGACACATAACTGCTTGTGGAGCAAATAGTCCAGCATCGTTAGCTTCACGACCTATTAAAATTGTCTTATGCGATGAAATAGATAGATACCCACCTACTGCTGGAAGTGAGGGCGATCCTGTTATGTTGGCTAAACGTAGGAGTGCTACTTTTTGGGACAGTAAGTTAGTTCTAACATCAACACCTACTGTTAAAGGTGCAAGTGCGATTGAATCTGCTTATGAAGATACTGATAAGCGTTTATTTTATGTTCCATGTCACAAGTGTAAGAAGAAACAAGTTTTAAAATGGTCGCAAGTACAATGGGAAAAGAACAAACCTGAAACAGTTAAATATATATGTGAACATTGTAAAAAGAAATGGACTGATATTGAAAGAATTAAAAATATTGCTAAAGGACATTGGAAAGCGACTGATAGGTTTAATGGACGTGCTGGTTTTAGATTGAATGGACTTTATTCTGTATGGGTAACGATGGAAGAAGCTGTTGGAGAGTTTTTACGAGCAAAAAAATTACCTGAAACATTAAGAGTATTTGTAAATACTTATCTGGGAGAAACGTGGGAAGATCAAGGAGAGCGTATTGATGACTTGGGCCTATATGATAGACGTGAAGATTATATTATTCCTGATGAAATAGTATTACTCACTGCTGGAGTTGATGTTCAGGACGATAGAATCGAAGTAGAAGTATTAGGTTGGGGTTTAGAAGAAGAAACGTGGAGTATTGATTATCATACGATCTATGGCGATCCATCAGCACCTAATATTTGGCAAGAACTAGATTTAATATTGTCTAAAACATACGAATTGCCTAATAAAACCAAACTTAAAATTGTTGCGACTTGTGTGGATAGTGGACACCATACCAATCAGGTTTATAAGTTTTGCAAACCAAAATTTGCACGAAGAATATTCGCAATCAAAGGTATAGGTGGAGAGGGACGAGCAATCATTAGCAGACCTACAAGAAATAATATTGCTCGTATAACTTTATTTCCTATTGGCGTTGATACTGCTAAAGAATTAATATATTCGAGATTAAGGATAAGAGATTATGGTGCTGGATATTGTCATTTTCCAAAAAAATATGGAGAAGAATATTTCAGACAGCTAACAGCAGAAAAAGTGGTTACAAAATATAGACGAGGTTTTAAAAGACGAGAATGGGTTTTAATGCGACCAAGAAATGAAGCGTTAGATTGTAGAGTTTATGCGTTGTCGGCATTTACAATATTGAATGCAGACTTAAATAGAATATCTGAAAAACAAAAAGGACAAACAGAATTGAATCTGAAAGTCAACCCAAATAGGTTGAAACATTATAAAAAGCATAGTAATTTTGCGAAATCGTGGAATGATTAATTAATATGGCAAATTTATTTACAGATATACCAGAAAAAGAACCAATAAGTTTTTATAAAGGCGAAACAATCGTCTGGAAAAGAACAGATATAGGTGCTGACTATGATCCGTCAAGTCATTCAATGGTTTGGGAAGCATCATTAGAAACTGATGGTTCAACAAGATTTTCAGCAACAGTTACAGAGTCAGGAACAGAATACACATTTACATTAGATGATTCAGCAACCGCTAGTTATACTGCTGGAGATTATTTTTGGGTTTTAAAAGTTATTCAAACAAGCGATAGTGAAAAATTAATTATAGATTCAGGCAAACTAACTGTTAAAGATAACTTTTTTGCAACTACTGGCGATACTAGAAGCCACGCTAAAGTAATGCTCGATAAAATCGAGAGCATATTAGAAAATAGAGCAGATGCAGATGTTTCAAGTTATTCAATAGCTGGACGTTCACTTAATAAATTAACTGTTGAAGAATTATTAAGGTGGAGAGATTATTATAGAGCAGAATATAAACAAGAAGTTGCGGAATTTAGAATTGGTAACAATGAGGGTTCAGGTAGAGTGGTAAAGGTACAATTTAATGACATATCTTGAACGAATTAGAAATCTATTCAGAAGAAGAACGAATAAAAGGTCTTTTTATTCTGGTGCTGGAACGCATAGACTATTAAGCAACTTTATTCAAACATCTAAATCTGCTGATACTGAAATCAAACAAAGTTTGAGAGTTTTAAGAAATAGAGCCAGAGATTTAGCAAGAAATAATGCTTACGCAAGAAGATTTATCAATGTTTATACAGATAATGTTATTGGTGCTAAAGGAGTTCATTTACAAGTCAGAAGTCGTGATCCAAATGGTGCATTAGATTCATTTGCTAATAATATGATTGAAAGACGTTGGAAAGAATGGGGTTATCAATGTTCTGCCGATGGTAAGATGAGTTGGGTAGATTGCCAACGATTATTTGCTGAAACATTTGCAAGAGATGGAGAAGTTTTAGTTAGAATTATTAAAAATTTTGATAATCCTTATAAATTTGCTATCGAATTTATTGAAGCTGATTTTTTAGATACAGAATTAAATACAATTTTAACAAATAAGAATGAAGTTAGAATGGGAATTGAAATTAATAAGTTTGGTAAGCCAATTAATTATCATTTATTAAAAAGACACCCAAACGATGACTTAAATGTAAGTGCTTCTTCTTATCCAGGTGTAAAATATAATATTGTACCAGCTAACGAGATTATTCATTTCTATCATCAAGAAAGACCACATCAAACAAGAGGTATTCCACCTTTATCATCGTGTTTAAAAGATTTAAAAATGTTAGATGGTTATATGGAAGCTGAATTAGTTGCGGCAAGAGTAGGTGCAAGTAAAATGGGATTCTTTAAATCTGCTGATGCTGATAGTTATACTGGAGAAGATAAAACAAATACTAATAATCCAATTATGTCTGCTGAACCTGGTACGTTTGAACAATTACCAACTGGAACTGATTTTCAAACATTTGATCCACAACACCCAACGACAGCATTTAAAGATTTTACTAAATCTATTATTAGATCAATCGCAAGTAGTTTAAATATTAGTTATACGACACTTGCAAATGATTTAGAGAGTGTAAATTATTCAAGTATTAGACAAGGTGCATTAGAAGAAAGAAATTATTGGCAGTGCGAACAATATAAGATTACTAGAAACTTTCACGATATTGTTTATGCTGGTTGGTTGGAAATGGCTTTATTAACAAACTTATTAAGTGGTCTTCCAGCTTCTAAATTTCCTAAATTTAATCAACCTATCTGGAGAGGGAGAGGTTGGCAGTGGATTGATCCTAAAAAAGAAGTTGAAGCATTAAAAGTTGGTGTAGAAAATGGCTTTTTATCACACCAAGATGTTCAAGCAACTTATGGTCGTGATGTAGAAGATGTATTCAGTCAGATACAGTCAGATAAAGAATTAGCAGAAAAGTTTGGAATACAATTAGCGTTTGAACCTTTTGGACAAAAACAAATACAACAAAATCAACCAAAAGAGGTTGAAGAAGAAGAAAAAAATGAATAGATATAAATAATGGACACAAAACATATTCAAAATGTAACTGAAACTGATAATTCGGTTACTATAACTTTTGAGAAAGATAATGACGCTAACGACAAAGGGATCAGCAAAACATCTAGTAGCGAAACTACTGTATCATCAGTACCTGAAGAAAAAAAGGAATCAGTTAAGGAAGAAAAGAATAATAAGATTGAAGAAAAAATGATTACACAAAAATCAGACAAAGAAAAACTATATCGTGTATTTGGTTTTAATAAAAAGGAGATTAGCGAAGATAACAGAACTGTTGACTTGGCATTTTCTTCTGAAGAACCATACGATAGAAGTTTTGGAACAGAAATTTTAAGTCATAATCCACAAGACGTGGATTTTTCATTTATTGCTAGTGGTAGAGCGCCATTATTACTCAACCACGATTTAGAAAAGCAAATAGGAGTCATAGAAGAAGCTAAAATCAGCGATGCCGACAAGGTAGGTCGTGCAGTCGTGAGATTTGGTAAATCAAAACTAGCTGATGAGGTTTTTCGTGATGTCATAGATGGCATTCGCAGTAATGTGAGTGTGGGCTATGAAATAATGAAGATGGATAGAGTTAAAGGCGATGATGAGGACGAGGACAAGCCAAAATATCGTGTTAACTGGAAACCATTGGAAGCGTCTATTGTTTCCGTACCAGCAGACTCAACTGTTGGCGTAGGACGCAGTAGGTATGATAATTCAACCGACCAAGATAGTCGTAAAGAAACTATTGAGGTCATAACTAGGGAAAACACAATGGAAAAAGCGAAAGAAAATCCAAAAGTTGAAACTCCACAAGTTAATGTTGAAGAACAAATCGCTAAAGCGAGAAAAGACGAAACAGCTAGAGTTAAGGAAATACAATCTTTAGGGTCAAGACATAATTGTAAAGACCTTGCAGATAAATCAGTTAATGATGGCACAAGTCTTGCTCAATTTAGAGGAGTTGTTTTAAACAAACTTGGCGAAGCAAAACCTTTGGACAAGAAAGATGAAGTTGGACTTTCTAACAAGGAATCACGAGATTATTCTATTGTCAAAGCTATAAAAGCGATGGCAACTGGAAATTGGTCTGGTGCTGAACTTGAAAAAGAAGCGTCTGATGAAATCTCTCGTAACACTGGCAAAACTCCAAGAGGAATTTTCATTCCGTCAGATTTAAGATGGAAAAGAGATTTGATTCAAGGGGTAGCTGGTGATGGTGGAAACTTGGTTGCAACTAATCTTTTAAGTGGTTCATTTATTGAAGCATTAAGAGCAAACATGGTTGTTAAACAAGCTGGTGCTTTATTTTTAAGTGGTCTAGTTGGTGAAGTTGCAATTCCAGCTCAAAATGCAGTTAATTCTGCATCGTGGGTTGCTGAAAATGCGGCTGTAACGGAAGTTAATCCAACTTATAGACAAGTCACAATGGCTCCAAAAACATTAGGAACATTTACTGACATATCAAGACACTTAATGCACCAATCGACTCCAGCAATCGAAACGATCGTAAGAAATGATATTATAAAAACATTATCTACGGAAGTTGATAAAAAAGCTATTCAAGGTGATGGCACTTCAAACACTCCTACTGGTATTTTAAGTACAAGTGGAATAGGTGCAGTTGCTATTGGTACGAATGGTGGTGCTGGTACATGGGCAAAAGTTGTTGAAACTTGGAAAGAAGTTGCTACTGACAATGCGAATATAGGTGCGTTGGCTTGGGTTACTTCTCCACTCCAAATTTCTCGTTTTATGGCGGCGGCAAAAGTTAGTTCTTCTGACTCCGTTATGATTATGAACGATCAAAAAACACTTATGGGCTTTAATGTCTTTTCAACAACAAATTCTCCAGATAACCTAACTAAAGGTACAGC